CGCTGGTCAGGCTCCCGGCTGACCAGTTCGCTCGCGCGGTGCGTGGCACGGTCTATGCCACCGACAACGAGTCGAGTCGGTTCGCACTCGGTGCCGTGCTCGTCGAGGTGTCCGGCAGTGTGTGCTCGTTCGTCGCTACCGACGGGCGGCGTCTGTCGCTGGTGAAGTGCGAGCACGACCAGGCAGTGGACGACGCCACGGCGCTGGTGCCTGCTCGTGCGTTGCATAGCCTGCGGGCGATCGCCGAGCGTCACGGTGACGATGCCGTGCAGCTGGAGGCGACGGCCGGCGAGTTGGTCGCTGTCCTGCCGGGCTGCACCGTGCTAGCACGCCAGATCCAGGGCCGCTTCCCGCGGTGGCGTGATGTGATCCCCGACCGCGATGGCGTGAGCGAGACGGTCGTGGCCCGTGACGATCTGCTGGCGGCGACCAGGGCTGCCGCGATCGTGACCAGCGAGCAGTCGAAGGGCGTCGAGTTCACCTTCGGCGAGAGCGGCGTGACGCTGCACGGGCAGTCGAGCGAGTACGGCACGAGCGATGTGACGATCGACGTGGTGAGCGGCGGCAAGCCGGTGCGGATCAAGTTGGACCCGCGGTTCGTTGTGCAGTGGCTGGGCGGGCTCTCGACCGAGGACGATCCGAACGTGACCGTCGAGCTGGTGGATCCGCAATCGGCGTGCATCCTACGCTCGGGCGAGGACTGCACCGGCGTCATCATGCCGCTCGCGGCGGACTGAGGAGGCACCATGAGCACCATCGACACGACCAGCGTGGTCGGCATGAACCGGGCTCGCGTGATAGACGTGCCTCGCCTGTTCCGCCTGTGGCACGAGACTGACCTGTCGCAGGCGGCGATTTCGCGGGAGCTTGCGGTCAGCGAGAGCGCAGTGAAGCGTGCGGTTCGGCGATACGGACTCGCTAGGCGACCGCAGCACGCCGCGGGCATCGCGGCTGATGAGGACGATGTGCCGTCCGATGAGGCTGCAGCGTCGTTCAGCTCGCTGCGTCTCGCGCCGAGCGTGCAACGTGCGGCGGACGAAGTGCGCCGCACGTGGACGCCGGAGGAGGAGTACAATCGCCGCGTGACGCGGCGGCAGCCGGTGACGTACGCACACGAGGCATGGGCATGAGCGCGACGCTGTTGTTCGTCGTGTCGCTGATCTACTGGGCCGTCGCCATCGACCAGTGGTGGCGCGGCTCGCCGGCTGGGGCGCTCGTGTGGGCCAGCTACGGGACGGCGAACTGGGGACTCATGTGGATGACGAGGTGACGTGATGGGCGAGAGCAAGTGGATTCCCGTTGCCGAGCGGTTGCCGGACATCGACCCGGAGTCGATGCTGCTCGTCTGCGTGCAGTGCGAGGACGGCAGCAGGTCCGTAGACGTTGCCAGATGGCGACTGGACGCAGATGGCAGGCCATCGTGGGGTGACATTTGCGGCAGCAACCAGACGATCTACGGCTGGTCTAACCTGGTTGTTGTGGCATGGATGCCCATGCCCGAGCCGCCGGAGGTGACGTGATGATCTACACGCAATCCAACTGGCCTCGCGGGCACAGGCTCTTTGACGCCAACGGCACCGAGATAAAGAACGCCATTTGGTGCAACACCGAGACTGGTGAGTGCGAGCGTCTCGTTCCCAACAGTGAGCCGGGCAACGAGTACCGTGAGGCAAATCTGTCCTTCGGGTGCTGGGTAGACTACGAGCCCCTGCCCGCGCCTTTGCGGGTTGTGCCGCCGGAGGTGAAGTGATGGAATGGACTCACCTAGCCTGCATGGCTGCTGGCGGCCTGCTCGGCTCGTTTCTGATGACCGTCTGGCAGAACGAGCGGCGGTATCAGCGGCGAGTTTCGCTGGGCTTTGAGAACGAGGCGATCCGCCTTGCTGACGGCCTTTGGTTCCCGCCCGCAACGAACCCGCCCCCGCCAGCACCGCCAGCGCCTCCCCGCGCTTCATAGATTGTGAAATGAACATGGAACTGCCGCCAGAACTGGCCCAAACGGTGAAGTCGATGCGCCTGCTGGCGGCCTTGTACGCCAAGCGGCTCATTGACAAGCACGGCTGGACAGAGGAGGACATCCGGCAGATGGATGACCGCATCCACTATGCGGTGCTGCACGGCGAAGAAACGCCCTGCGACCTGCCGACGAACTGGGCAACCCGCGACACAGACGGAAACTGACGGTGCGAATCAACCCCGACACATGCACCGACGTTGCCCTCCTCGCCGCCGAGGTGCGGCGGCTGCGGGCCGTGATCGCCAGTGCGACTCCCACGCTGACCGACGCGGAGCGGGAGGCGGTGGAAACCGCGATGAACGCATACGGATCAGACAACGCAAGTCCTGAGTGTGCTGCCATAGAGGCGACGCTCTGGGGACTGCTGGAGCGGCTCCAGTAGTCCACAGAACACGCGAGATCAGGAGCATCGCATGAGCGACGGAACTACACCGCAGGACGATTCAGCGATGTCTCCTGCATCGGCTGGTTCTGTGGCTGGTGATCCCCCCAAGTACCCCCCAAGTACCCCGCAAGTGTCTTTGGTCCCGGCAGAGATGTATCACGCGCTCGTCGTGGCCCATAAGGAGGTCGCCCGCCTGCGGCTCACCGACGCGGAGCGGGAGGCGGTGAAGTGGGCGGAAGAAATCGCGGGCAACTGCGAGGAGTTTGACCGCGTAGCCACCCTGCGCGGGCTGCTGGAGCGGCTCAAATGCGCATAGACCCAGACACATGCCGAGACGCCGACCTCCTCGCCGCCGAGGTGCGGCGGCTGCGAGCCGTGATCGCCAGTGCGACCCCCACGCTCACCGACGCGGAGCGGGAGGCTGTCAAGTGGTTCGCCTGCTACGGAGTCGACCGGCCACTGGGGCACTCGACGACGCTGCGCGGCCTGCTGGAGCGGTTGGCCCGCTAACTGCAAGCACGCTAGCCTCGCCTGTCATGCTCGGGCATGCGTTGGCTCGCGGCTCTCGTCGTCGCAGCGTCGCCGGTCATGGCCGGCACGATCGACGAGTCGGTTGGCGACGCTCGCTACCTCGAGTACGGCGCGACCTTCGGCGAGTACGTCGTGCGGGTCACTGGTCCGACGCGAGACGGCGTGCCGCTCGCGGGCTCTGGCACGATGCTCTCGCCGTGCTGGGTGCTCACGGCGGCCCACGTCACCGATGAGATGATCGCGGTGGACGTGGTGACGCTGCGCCGACGACACCGCGTGGACCGCGTGTTCGCGCACCGGGACTACCGCAGCGGCGACTACGGATGGCATGACATCGCCCTGCTCCACGTCGCCGAGCCGTTCACGGCCCGCGTCTACCCTGCCCTCTCGGACGCAACGGAACGCATCGGGACGGTCGCAGCCGCCGCGGGCTATGGCATGACGGGCTCGCTGTCAGTCGGGCTCCAGGGAGGCGACCAGAGGCTCAGGGCAGGCACCGTGTTCCTCGGGGCGATCGAGCGTGGCATCTACGTCTGCCCGATCCGGCGGACGCCCGACGCGGGTCCGCTGCCGCTGTGCATCGCGCCGGGCGACTCTGGTGGCCCGCTCTGGGCCACGGCGGCGGACGGGACGACGCGGTTGGTTGGCGTTCACTCGTGCGTCAGCCGGACGGGCGGCAAGGCGAGGTACGTGGTCGGTGAGGAGAGCGGGCACACACGCGTCTCGCTCTACCTCGACTGGATCGCGGAGGTGGCGGGCCCGCTTGACGCGGCATGCACGATGCCGGGATGCCAACCGCCACGCTGAGATTCCGCCTGCCCGACGAGGAGCCCGAGTTCCGCGACGCCTGCGACGGCGGTCGCGCGAAGGCCGTGCTCCATCGTCTGGACGAGCATCTGCGGTCGCAGATCAAGCACTCCGAGCTGCCCGCCGAGGTGGAGACGGCGCTCCAGGAGATCCGCGAGTGGGTCGCGCAGCAGTGCTCGGACTTGGGGGTGGAGGTGTGACGATCACGCTCTCCGTCCCTGGCGATCCGGTGCCGCAGCCTCGCCCGCGAGTCTCGACGGCTGGCGGGTTCGCGCGGGCGTACGTACCGAAGTCGCACCCGGTGCATGCATACCGCGAGGCGATCGCGATGGCCGCAGTCGTCGCCGGACTCCGCGAGCAGGCCAAGCCGGTGTCGGTCGTCATCGACGCGGTGTTCGCACGCCCGAAGTCGCACATGACGAAAAGCGGCGTCAAGGCATCGGCACCTGCCCTGCCCCGCCCCGACGTGGACAACCTCGGCAAGGCGGTGCTCGATGCCCTGCAGGATGTGATGGGCGACGACACGCACGTGGCTCGGCTCGTCGTCGAGAAGTCGTGGGGCACCGAAGGTCGCACGACGATCCGCATCACTTGACGCCGCGTCTACCGTGCATGGGCCGCCACGGATCGGCGGCATCACCCGAGAGGAGAATCGCCATGCGTTCGCTCGTCATCGTGCTCGCCTTGCTCGCCGCCTCGCCTGTCGTCGCTCAGCAGACGCACACGTACGTCTCGGCCCAGGCTCACGCCGAGCACCTCGCCGCGACCGGCACGTTCTCGCACTGCTCTCGCCGTGGCGGCGGATACGAAGGTATCGGCATGTCGTCGTCCTCGCCTGACGCGGCGATGCGCAACTGCTGCTACTGGGGGCAGCGTCGCGTCCGTGAGATCGGCACGGCGTGGAGTCCGCTGCGGCGGATGTGGGTCGCGGTCGTGAGGTACGAGTGAGCCTTGCAGTCCTCACCTATGCGACGCAAGAGACGCACGCGATGCGGCGGGCGATGGAGTCGTTCCGCCGCATCGGTGGCGTCGAGCCGGTGGTCGTCGGCATGGGCGACACGCACTCATGGCAGGGCCGCATTGCGGCGCTCTACGCGTGGTGCCTCGAGCACCCTGCCGCCAGCGTGCTCTGTGTCGATGCGTACGACACGTGCTGCGTGCGGTCGCTCTACGGACTGCTCTGCGGCGGACTGACATTCTCCGCAGAGGCGAACTGCTGGCCCGATCAAGAACGCGCAAACGACTACAAGCCGTGCGACACGCGATACCGCTACGTGAATGCCGGCGTGTGGTTCGGCGAGGGCGGCGCGTACTGCCAGCTCGTCGAGGCTCGCGGGCTGCTGGCTGGCGTCACTGACGATCAGCGTGCGTACACTGCGGCGCATCTCGCCGGCGAGCCGTTCGCCGTCGACCACCGATGCCACATCGCCCACAACCGTTACCTCGCGGAAGACGACTGGGAGATCCGCGACGGCATCTACTGGGTGAAGAGCACCGGCACCGCGCCGCTGGTTGTCCACGGCAACGGCGGCAGCAGCATCGACGTGGTGTGGGAGGCTTTCGGCGTATGAAAAACATCGGACGCATGATCTGCGAGGGCCACCTTGGCGGGTTCATCGAGGGCGGCGACCCTCGCACGTACTGCCCGAACGTGTGGGATCACTTCATCCACGCCGAGGGCGTGCCGTCGATGGTCGATGTCGGCTGCGGCATCGGCGTCGCGTGCGAGCACTTCGCCGCGGCCGGCGTCCACGTCACGGGCATTGACGGCAGCGGGACGGCACAGGCAATGTTCCGCGTGCCTGGACGGTTCGTGCTGCACGACTTCACGAGCGGCGAAATCTACAAGCCGGGATGGCTGGCGTGGTCGTGCGAGTTCGTGGAGCACGTCGAGTCGCGGTATCTGCCGCACGTTATGTCAGCCTTCCGCTACTGCTCGATGGTCGCCATGACCTACGCCGCTCCGGGCCAGGATGGACACCACCACGTGAACTGCCAGCCGGCTGATTACTGGATCGGCGCGTTCGCAGCGATCGGCTTTGCGTTTGACGAGCCGACGACGCTGCGGCTGCGGACTCTCGACCCCGACACGCACTTTGCCGAGCGTGGCATGGTGTTCCGACGATGCAACTGATCGCCATCACGACCAGCGTCAACTACACCGACTACCTCGCGTGGTGTCTGGAGTCGCTGTCTCGCGTCGCCGATGGCGTGTGCGTCGTCACGGAGGAGCACGATTCTGCGATCGACGCGTGCCACCGCTACGGCGCGACCGCGATCGTCTACGACGGGTGGGACAACAAGGGCGCGGCGTTCAACAAGTCAGGTGCAATCCGCCACGCTCAAGAGAAAATCCACGCGGCACATCCCGACGCATGGTATCTGCTGGTCGATGCGGATGTGGTGATGAATGGGGACGCGAGGGCGATCATCGAGGAGCACGCGACAGACGCGGACGCGCTCTACTCGGCGCGGCGGGTCGACTACCACACCGTCGAGGAGTTGCGTGCGGGCGAACCGACGAAGACGTACGGCAGTCTCTTCGCCGGGTACTTCCAGCTCTACCGCCGGCACGTCCTCTACCCCGAGTGGTCGCGGAGCGCCGAGGGATGCGACCTCGCGTTCGTCCGCCAATTTGCGTCGTGCTCGATGCTTCCGATGGTCGTCGGGCACCTGGGCCGCGAGCAGGTCAACTGGGAGGGGCGACGTTCGCCCGCTTGGTGATGCTGACGCTCTTCACGATCGTGCTCAACGGCGAGCCGTACATCGAGCGGCACCTGCCGATGCTGCAGCAGCTGACGATCCCGTGGCAATGGCGGATCGTCGAGGGCGTGGCGTCACCGACGCACTGCACGTCGTGGTGTCGAGAGATGCCGGGCAAGTGGCACCGCGACCATGTGAGCGTTGACGGCACGCACGAGTACCTGCGGTCGATCAACGATCCCCGCGTGTCCGTGCGATGCCGCCACTCGCCTTGGGATGGCAAGGTCGCGATGGTCGCCAAGGCGCTCGAGGGCGTGACCGATGGCGTTGTGATGCAGATCGACTCCGACGAGATATGGCAGCCGTGGCAGTTGGCGGAGGTGCACCGGATGATGTTGCCGCAGACGCCGGGCACGGCGGCACGGTTCACCTGCCGCTACTGGGTCGGGCCGTCGAAGCTCTTGACCAGTACGACCGGCTGGGCCCGCGGCGACCTCGAATGGCTGCGGGCATGGCGGTGGGGGCCGGGTGTGCGGTTCGAGCGGCACGAGCCGCCGATCGTCGCCGGGTTTGACCGATGCGTAAGCATCGAGAGCACCGAGGCGGCGGGGCTGGTGTTCGACCACTACGCATACACGACGCAGCAGCAGATCGAGATGAAGCAGGACTACTACGGGTACACGGGGCTCGTCGATGCGTGGCATCGGCTCCAGGCGACGAGCGGGCCGGTGAACCTGCAGGAGTATTTTCCGTGGGCGATCGGTGCTACGGCGGATGATGCGGGGATATGAAACATGGTTGCCATCGGCATCGACACTCGACGACATGCTGCGGAAGTCTACGGCTCGTCGGACGGGCGACAGTGGGTGCTACGCGAGGACTACGAAGCGTTGATGCGGAAAGCGACGCTTACGCCAATGGAGGTGACTTCGGCGTACTACCTTGCCGCAATCGCTCAACAACTCCTAGACGGTCCGCATTTGCTCAACGACGAAGAAAGCGCGAGGGCCACTGCATACCTTGCGGCGTTTCGCGAGTTCATTTCGAGGCTCGTTGAATGACTCGCATCGCCCTCTCCGACATCGCCGCGCATGACCCCGACGTGCTGCTCCCGCCGGACGAAGAGTTCGCCGAGCAGTACGCTCACGCCGTGCGTGTCGGTCGCGAGCTCGCCGCCGAGCGGTCGGTTGCGTTTGTTGCGATATGCCGCAACGCGATGCCCTGGCTCTCGCGGACGCTCGCGCTCGTTGAGGAGACGGGCAAGATGTTCGCGGACTGGAAGTGCCACATCGTCGAGAACGACTCGACCGACGGCACGAAGCAGGCCCTGCTGACAAACGGCATGCCTCGCATCTCGTTCGAGATGAGCGACAACGGTCGCCCGCACCTATCGCACACTATCTCGCAGGAGCGGACGATCGCGCTCGCGGAGTACCGCACGCGGTGCCAGGAGTGGGTGCGAAACAGCGAGCCGGTGGGCTACGTGGTGGTGTTCGACACCGATGCGTGGGGAGGCTGGAGCGTCGACGGTGTGGCGACGAGCATCTACCACATGGAGACCGACGAGTCGTGGTACGGGCTCGCGAGCTACTCGTGGTGCGAGATGGACATGGGCGGCGGCCGTCGGTTCGCCGGCCAGTATGACGCCTTCGCTTTGCGTCTCAACCACTGGCGGCGACGTGACCAGCAGTGGATACACCACTGGAATCCGCCGGCCGGATCGTTCCCGGTCGAGCTCAATTCGGCATTCGGTCAGCTAGCGGTCTACGGCTACGACCAGTACGTGAGGGGCACCTACAGCGGCGAGGACTGCGAACACGTGATGTTTCATCGCAGCATCGCCGACGCTTTTCCGCACCATCGCTTCGGGCTGAACCCGTCGAGTCGCTGCGTGTCCTTCTGGGTGCCGACCGATGCCGGGCAACACATCGACCATTGACGTTGCGGTCCTGCGCGAGCAGTGGTCATCGCAGATGCCGATGGTGGCGATCTGCACTCACTGGACCGTCAGCAAGGATCAGCTCATACGCCTGCGCGATGTGTACTCGCTGCCGAAGCGAATGGACCGCCGGTTGCGTCACAAGCCGCCGCGAGCCCCGCGGCCCGACGCTGCGGAGATCGCCGCGAGCGAATCCTCGCTCGACCTCGCGCCGCAGATCGCCGAGCGTGTGACGACCACTCAGGCGGCGTGGACGTTCGAGGTGCGGATGGCCCGCCGCATGGCGGAATCGTCGCCATTCATGTTGCGGTGGATCGAGGCTGACGGCGTGATCCGACGGTTCCTCGACGACGGCTGAAACTGCAAGGGGCCGGGGCGGAACTGCCAGACTCGGGGAACCCCCCGGAGACGGCAGACATGGACGCCCGCGAGCTCGGTGCGACGCCCGACGAGATCACGCAGTACGGCAACGCGCTCAACATCTGGGATGCGCTGCGGCTGCTCCAGCGATGGTCGCCGCTGGTGAACTACGCTCGAGCGTTCGTCGCCGAGGTGGATCCGCACAGGAAGAGCCTCATCGTCGTCGATGCGTGCGAGTGGCTGGCCCAGCACACCGACGCGACGCTCGACAACGAGCTCGTGCGGCACGTGTCCGCCGTGGCCCGCACGAGGGAAGGCGAGGCGCTGATCCGGTTCTGCCTCTATCAGGTCGGAGTCCGCTGAGATGAGCACCGATGCCATCGTACGCACCCTCGCCGTCATCGGTGCTGCTGCTCTCCTGGCTGCGCCGTACGCGGGGCAAATCCGAGATACGGCCGCCCTCGCCGCCGAAGCCATCCGAAAGCACGGCGGCATCCTGAGCCGCATTGCCGCGGCGGGGCTCATTCTCGCCGCGGCGTGGGGCGTGGTGCCGCTGCCGACGCTGCCGCAGTCTCCCGGCGTGGTGCTGCCCGAGGTGCCTGAGCCGTCGCCCGAGATGCGGGCTCTCGTCGAGCCCGTGCGTGCCGCGCTCACGTCCGCTCCGGCGGGCGATCGTGCGGTGTGGATCGAGACGTGGGGAAAGCTCGCGGTCGTGGCTGCGGCAGACGCGACACTCACGCCATCGGTCTACGCCGACGTTCGCTCGCTGCGGGCTGGGCAAGTGGTGGCCCTCGACGTCGCGTGGCGTCGCATTGCCGGCGTCCAGCCTGGAAGGTATCCGGGGCTGCGGGATGCGGTCGAGGCGGCGTTTGCGAGCGTGCTGGGCCTCGACGACGTGACGGTCAATGCTGCGGTCCGCGAGCGGTATGTGTCGCTGGCCCGTGCTCTGGCGTGGGCCGGGAGGTGACGATGGAGCCGCACGGATTCGGCTACCTGCCAGACCCGGCCGGTGCGGAGGCGTTCGCCGCGACGCTGCCGCATCCGACGCTCGCGCAGGCCGGGCCCGACCTCGTCGCTGACGGCAAGACCGAAGTGCATCTGTGGCCGGCGCTCTTGCAGTGCTCGCCGCAGTGGAGGCGCGGGAGCCAAGGCAACGTCGGCTCGTGCGTCGGCTGGGGCGCGAGCCTCGCGGTCGATTTCGTCGCCGCATGCGACGTGGTCTACCGCAAAGAGCCCGAGGTATGGCGTGGTCGCACGATCGAAGCTTCGCTCTATGGGTTCAGCCGCGTCGAGGCCCGCGGGCTGAAGGTCAACGGCGGCGGCGATGGATCGACCGGGTTCCATGCGGCGAAGGCAATCCGCGAGTTCGGCTCGCTCCACTACGGCGTGGACTACGGCGGGACCGTGATTCCCGAGAGCGGCAAGGCGGCCCGCGATCGCGAGTGGGGACGCAACGGCGTACCCAACGTGCTCGAGCCGTTCGCCCGCGAGCGGCGGTGCTCGGAGGTGACGCTCGCCGCGTCGTTCGAGATGGCCGCCGCGGCGATCCAGAACGGCTACCCGGTCGTCGTCTGCTCGATGCAAGGCTTCTCGATGAGCCGCGATGCCGACGGCTTCTGCGCCCCCGGCGGGACGTGGCCGCATTGCATGGTTCTGGCCGCGGTGCGGTGGGGCCGGCGACCGGGATTGCTGTGTGTCAACTCGTGGGGCGACAGCAACACCACCGGCAAGCACTACCCGGAGACGATGCCGCAGGCGGTGCGGAACTGCTCTTTCTGGATCGACGCCCCGGTCTGCACGCGGATGCTCTCGGGCCGTGACTCCTATGTCTACGCGGGCTACAGCGGGTTTCGACGCACGCAGATCCCCGACTGGACTGGAGGCATCCTCGCATGAGATGGCTCGTCGTCTTCGCTGTCGTCGCTGCTGGATGCGTGAGCTCGCTGCCCAGCGACAACGCGAGCATCACCGCCGACCTCGCTGCGGAGACTGCCCGCGAGATGGTGCGTTTGCGGTCCGAGGTTGCGCCGACGCCGGTGCCGCCGTCTGGCACGTGCGACAACTGCGACGGGCGAGGATACGTAGGAGACGGGACGGTCCGCGTGAAGTGCCAGCCGTGCAACGGGACGGGCAAGCGATGATCCTCGACGATCTGCAAGAGCATGTGTGGCAGCGGTTGCCCATGCGCAAATACATGGTCGGCAGGAAGATCGTCAACGAGCTCACGCTCCTGGCGATCGAGAACTGGGAGGCCGAGTACCTCGGGCACGCGGCGAGCGAAGAGGGTCGTGACATTGTGGCGATGAGCATCGCGGGCCGCGTGAAGCGCGCCCACCAGTGGCAGAGCGGCAAGGAGCCGCAGGAGTACGGGATGCTTTGGACGCTCGTACTCGGTGCCGTCGTCAGTGCGGTCGTGCAGATCCTCGTGCGGTGGTGGATGGAGCGACAGGTCCACCGCGTGCTCATGGCAGGCTGGCAGCAGGAGATGACGCGATGACGCGAGAGGAAGCCGCTGCAGGACTGCACTCAATCATGGAGCGATGGGGCTTTCCCGTGCTCGTGGCCGTGGCCATCGGCTACGTGATGCGGCAGGACGTGCTGCTGCCACTCGTGGAGGCTCACCGGCAATTCCTGACGCAACTCGGCGAGACGCAGCGTGACATCGCGACCGCAGTGCAGGAGCAGACCCGTCTGCTCTATGCGCTCCAGCCGCGAGTGGGCCAGCCCGCGAAGAGCGAGGGCGAATGATGACGACGTTCGAACAACTGCCCGGCGAGCTCAATCTCGCGATCAAGCGATCCGATGAAGTCGGCGTCGCGATCGACTTCTCGATCCCGCTCACCGACTACACAGTCACTTCGCAGATTGTGTCGCTTGTCACGGGCGGGCTGGTCGCTACGCCGACGGTGACGGTGAGCAACGCGGCGGATGGGATCGTCAATATCGCCCTGACTGAGACGCAGACTGCCGCGCTGCCGCTGGGCACCTACCGCTGGCGTGTGGACTGGATTTCGCCGGGCGACGTGGCACGGCAAACTCTGGCGGGATTCGTCGAGGTGACGCGATGAGCATCAACGTCAGCGTCGCAGGCAATACGGTCCGGGCGACCGTGACCACCGGCATCGGTCCGCAGGGGCCGCCTGGCCCGGTCGGTCCGCAGGGGCCGGTGCTGGTCGCCAGCGTCAACGAGCAGACCGGCACGATCGTGCTCACGAGCGTCAGTGTCTCGGCAGCATCTGCCGTCCACGGGCACGTGATCTCAGACGTGACTGGGCTCCAGGCGTCGCTCGACAGCAAGGCGAGCGCGGCATCGACGAACCTCACGCGGGTCACGACGCTCAACGGGCTCAACGGTGCGATCACGATCGCGGCCGGCTCGAACGTCACGGTGGCGACCCAGGGGGCGACGATCACGATCGACGCCGCGGCGGATGCCGTGTCCAGCGTCAACGGGTCGAAGGGCGCGGTCGTACTGACCAGCCAGAGCGTGTCTGCCGCAAGTGCGGTGCATACGCATGTCTCATCGAGCATCACGGACTTTGCCGCTGCGGTCACGACCGCGAACATCGTGCGATCGCTCAACGGCATCACGGGTGCCGTGGCAATCTCCCACACCAGCGTGAGTGCCGCCGCAGCGAGCCATACGCACACCATCGCCCAGGTCGATGGGCTGCAGTCCGCCCTCGATGGCAAAGCATCGGCCGCAGCGACGAACGTCACCCGCGTCGTGTCGCTTGGTGGCGTGACCGGCGAGATCACGCTTACGGGCGTGAATCTCACGGTCGCGACCGCGGCTGGCTCGATCACGCTCACCGCTCCGGTCGGCGGCGGTGGAGGAGGCGGCGGCGGAGACGTGTCCAGTGTCAACGGGCTCACCGGCGCTGTTGTGTTGAACAGCACGAGCGTGTCTGCCGCCTCTGCTGTTCACTTGCACGTCGTCGCCGATGTGACTGACTTCACCGCGAAGGCGAACGTCGTCAGCGTCAACGGCATCACGGGATCAGTGCTGCTGACGAACGCGAGCGTATCGGCGGCGAGCGCAACCCACACGCACGCAGTCTCCGACATCACTGGCTTTGCAACCGAGGCTGCGAAGCACGGGCCCGTATCGAGCGTCAACTCGCTCACGGGCACGGTGACGCTGACCTCGCTGAGCGTGTCAGCGGCATCAGCCGTGCATACGCACACGACGACCGACATCACCGGTTTCACTGCCGCTGCCGCGTCAGCCGCCCCGGTGGCCAGCGTCAATGGCGTCACTGGCACGGTCGTGCTCACGAGCGTGTCGGTGTCAGCGGCGTCTTCCGTCCATACGCACGTGCCTGCGGATATCACTGGGTTCAGTAGCGCCGTTACCAACGCGAATATCGTCCGGTCGCTCAATGGAATCACGGGCGCTGTCGTCCTCACGCACACGAGCGTGAGCGCGGCGGCTGCGAGTCATTCGCACGCGGCCAGCGATGTGACCTCGGGCACGTTCGACATCGCGCGAATCCCGACCATCGGCTACACGGCTCTTTCGGGCGTGCCGACGACGTTCACGCCAGCGAGCCACACGCACGACGCATCGGCGATCGCGGCCGGCACGGTGGACGCCGCGAGGCTCCCGGCCAACGTGGCAAGCCTCAACGGGCTCACCGGCACGCTGACGATTGCAGCGGGCAGTAACGTGACGGTATCGACGGCTGGGAGCGCGATCACGATTACTGCGGCGTCTGGCGGTGGCGGGAGTCCCGCGGGTTCGCGTTCGATCGTCTGGTTACTGAGGTGACTGATGGCAGCCCCGAACATTGGATCAACGGCGTCGGCGGTGTATCTGCGGATGGCAGCCGGGCCGGTGGCGACGACCACCGGCACGAACGCCACGCTCATCGTGTCGTGCGGCTCGACTTCGAGCACGGTGCTCCGCGTCACGCGGCTCGACATCGCCAACATCGACGCCACGAATGCCGCCGACATTTCGATCTTGCGGTTCAGCGGCACCAACTCGACGACCATCGTGAGCACCGTCAGCGTTCCCGCCGATGCCGTGCTGCGCGTCTATGACGACTACGGGTCGCTGTCTGTCGTCGAGGGACAGGACATCCGGGCAATCGCCAGCGCCGCGAATGACCTGACATTCGACGCCGAATACCAGGAGTTCACGTGAGCAGGCCACGCGGCGGATATATCGGCCACTATGCGACGCCAGCTGCGTCTGGCGTGAGCTCTCAGGCCTCCGGTGTCTGGACGCTGCGAGAGGCTGAGTCGCTCAAGCGCGCCGGGACGTGGCCGACCGTACCAGAGCAGGGATCGCCGCCTGCGACGCCCACCGGCCTCGCGCAGACGGCGTGCGATACCGACACGGGCACCGGCACGATTGCTTGGAACAACGTCGCCGGCGCAACGTCCTATGTGCTGGAGTGGTCTTTCAGCCCGGGCGGCCCCTACACCGAAGCGTTTTCCGGCGCTGGCAACAGCACCAACCTCGATGTTGAGGGCTTCGGCGGATCGGCGTACTACCGCGTCAAGGCCGTCAACGCCGACGGCTCCAGCGCGTGGAGCGACGAGGTCTACGCCGTGTGTGCGATTGGATGAAGGGGATGCCATGATCCGCTACTTCCGCTCATCGCCTGCGGCGTATGCCGACATCGCCGCGCAGTTGGACGCGGCGTACGGGTACCCGCGACCGGAGACGCTCACGGAGCGGACGCTGCCGGCGGTGGAGACGCTGCCAACCGACGCGCAGGGCCGCGTCTACCTCGCGGTGTCGGCGGACTACTGCGAATACGTGCTGCCGAGCCAACTGCTGGCCGACCTGCTCAGCAGCGGCGTGGTCGAGGAGATCACGGCCGCGCAGTACCAGGCGGTGCTACCGGAGGTGATCGACTGATGCCGCTCTCACCCGTCACCATGCGTAGCGGTCTACGCGGTAGCCTGCCGCAGCGTATTGCCGGTCTTGGCCTCTGGCTTGATGCCAGCGTCGACTCGTCGCTGACGTTCAACGGCAACGGCGTCAGCGACTGGCGAGACCTGTCCGGCAACGGGAGGCACTTCTCGCAGGCGACGGCTGCGAATCAGCCGGACGGTGTGACGCGGACGCAAGGCGGGTTGCGGGTGCTCGACTTCGACGGCACGCGGTTTCTCAGTGGCAACGCGGCTGCATCGAACCTGGCACGCAACGTGGCGGGGTTGACCATCGTCGCGGTCGTCAAGTTCGATGCGCTAGTGACCGACGCAGGCCGCGTGCTGACGCTCCAGGCTGGCGTTGCTGACGTCGGCGCGAGGGCGACGTTGTTCGTCGCTGGCACGACTTTCACGCTGCGGTCTCGCCGGCTGGACAGCGGGCTCGCGTTTCAAGACTTAGAGTATGCAGCCGGAGCCGCTGTTACGAACGCGAACGTATTCACGGGCATTGTCGATTACGCCAACACGGATGCGTACCTTTACGCTAGCGGTGTGCTCCGTGACAGCGACACCGACCTCCTCGACGCCGGCACGTCCGCAGACACGGCGAGTGCATCGACCACGCTGGGAGCGTTTGACGCCGCTCTAGTGCAGCCGCTCGACGGCTTCATCGGCGAGCTCATCGTCTACCGCCGCGCTCTCGCCAACGCCGAGCGGGAGCGGCTCGAGACGTGGCTGATGGCTAAGTGGGGGTTGTGACGTGGACGACCTCGCGCAGCGTTGCCGGCATCTCGCCGACCTGCACGCCGGCCTCGACATCCCCGAGCGAGTGACGACCGCCTGGGCGATCCAGCAGGAGCAGCGGGCCGCACTGCTCCAGGCCGCAGAGGAGATCGAGCTGCTGCGGGCGGAACTGCAAGCCCCGCGACAGTCCGCGGTAGGATCGGCGATGCGAGCGATCACCAGCGTAATAAGCGGGAGACGTACATGAGCGAGTTCAAGATGCGGCGTCGGTGCGTGACGTTTCCTGCCGTGCTGTCCACCTCGACGGCCGCGGCGACCACGCTGTACCTCGAGGACTTCGCCGGCGCAGTCATCGACATGGGCACGATTGCCACGGCCGTCACCACGCTGACGGTGCATGCCGCATCGGCCGACGCGGGCCCGTATCGACCGCTCTACAGTGACGCTGGCGTGGCCGTGGCGATCTCGCTGGCACCGAGCACCACGACTGGCCGCGTCTACGCGTTGCCCGATGCAGCGTTCGCAGTGCCATTCGCCAAGCTCGTGGCCAACAACAGCGGAGCCGAGGGCGTCCCGGCGACGGTGACGATCAAGAGCTGATGCCGCAGCGGATACCAATCGCACGACCGCCCAGGCTGAGGACGGCACGCACACCAGAGTTGCGGCCAAACGGATACCAGCGGGGCTACTGCGACAAGCGGCATTTCGCGTGGCGTGTCGCGGTGCTGACACGTGATGCCTGGACGTGCCGAGCCTGCGGGCGAGTGTGTGCCGACAAGTACGAAGCTCACGCTGACCACATCTCGCCGGTCGTGCATGGGACCGAGGTGTGCCGCGACGGGCGATCGCGATACGACGTGGATGGCGGGCAGTGCTTGTGCCATGCGTGCCACAATCGGAAGACGGCGGGAGAAAGCCGTTAGGTAAACCGGCGTACACCTACTACACTAGTGCCGCCAAAAGGAGGTGGCGCATGGTCGTGTTGGCGGTTGATTGCAGCGGAAGGACATCTACATGTTCCGGCTGCGGGAAATCCCTTGCGTGCCGTTCCGCCATAGGCAGGCTTCCAAAGTGGTGCGACCCTTGTCGTAAGGCGGCGAAAGCCAAGGGCGAGAAAGGAAGGAAGCGCAAGGCTTGGCAAGAATTGCAGTCCAAGCCGTGCGAGCAGTGCGGCCAAGAGTGGAAGCCAAAGAGACGATCGACTCGCTTCTGTAGCCCTCGCTGCAGGTCTCTTGCCAGCGGCGACAGGCTTGTTCTGTCTTGCGCCTGTTGCGGCGAGTCGTTTGAGTGTTGCTCTGCTTACGCGAAAGCCCGCAAGTACTGCTCTCGCGAGTGCAGCCGCAAGCATCACGGCGTGCAAGAGCGATCATGCGTTGAGTGCGGCAAGTCCTTCAAGAGATCTCCGCACTCGAGAGACAAGGCAAAGTACTGCGGACGAGCGTGCTACTTCGCAGCGAGGAACGCAGGACGCCAAGCATGGGACAGGACCAGACAACTAGAAGGCGTGTGGCATCGCGGTGGACCGTGGGCCTGCGCTCCGTCCAAGAAGCCGATGCAAGAGATGATGACTAACATGGGCCACTTTCTCGGCAAGTTGCGAATACTCTACGGCAAGGCAGTGCGGAAGATGCCTGCATGCGAGACGTGCGGAGAGCCATGCAAAAGGGAAGAAGCAAGGTTCTGTTCACCGAAGTGCTGTGGCCAGAACGTTGTCCAAGTCGAGTGCCACAAGTGCGGTTCGCAATGCGAGCGACGTGGAGTCGGCAAAAAGGCGATGTGCTATGGATGCAAAGAAGCAGCAAGAAAGGAAGAGCTGCGGAGGCGGCGAGAAACGTACGGCCGCAATCACCCTAGCCGCGCAAGGCACTTGGGAGTGAAGTGTGCAAGATTCCCGCGCAAGACTGTCTTTGAGCGTGACGGCTGGAGGTGCCAGCTTTGCGGCAAGCCTGTTCTCCGCAAGACGACTTACCGCAAGCCAGATGGCAAGATTCATTCCCGGTCGCCAACCGTTGACTGCATTGTTCCTATGAGCAGAGGCGGCAACTACGAACCAGACAACTGCCAGACCGCGTGCTTCATATGCAACAGCAGGAAGGGCGCAAGGTTGTTGGGGCAGATGCGCCTGCCTCTTTCGTAGGCAAGCATATGCCAGGGAGGGGTGTTCTTGCCGGGGGTCGTGAGGAAAGCCCGCTGTTCCTATGGGGGAGGACGGGCGAGGGTAACGCCGCGGGGGTAGGTCTCGCCACCTTTTACCCACCCCAAGTCACGCCACCACAGACTGCCGCCGCATAATTCATCAGCACGTTTTGCGAGCACAAACAATGGGCAGACGCGGACCAAAACCGCAGCCGACGCAACTCAAGATTCTCCGCGGCAACCCTGGCAAGCAGGCGTTGAACGCTAACGAGCCGCAGCCGCCAGCGGATGGCGTGACGATGCCGTCGCACCTCGGCGAGGTTGCCGCCCGACGCTGGGGAGAGCTCCTACCGATGCTCCAGGCGACCCGCGTGATGACGCGGGCGGATGTCGAGGCGCTCGCCCGCTACTGCGACACGTACGAATGGTGGCTGGCGGTGCGTGCGAAACTCAAGGCCGAGGGCGACACGTACCCGATCCTCAACGACGGCGGCGAGGTGAAGTACATCGCGCAGCGTCCTGAGGTGGCGATCGCTCACAAGCTCGCCCAGCAGTTGCGGCAACTCGAGTCGGATTTCGGTCTGAGCCCGGCGGCTCGCGTGTCGCTGAAGGTCGAGAGTGATGACAAGCCGCAAAGCGCGCTCGAAAAGTTCCGTGCTCTCCGCGCTGCCCGACAGGCGAAGACCTGAGAAGGTCGCGGGATGCCGGTTCGACCAAGACGCCGCCGATACGGTAGCGGACTTCATCGAGTCGATGTGCTGTCACACGAAGGACTCGCCGACCGCGAAGGCTGGCGATCCGATGCGCGTGCTCGACTGGCACCGGCACCACGTCATCGAGCCGCTGTATGGATGGAAGACCGAGGAAGGCGACGTTCGCCGCTACCGTCTCGCGTACATCGAGGTGCCGAAGAAAAACGCGAAGTCCACCCTGCTCTCCTGCCTCTCGATTTGGCACCTGCTGATGGAGGGCGACGGCGAGCTCGGGTGCATCGCCGCGAAGGACCGCAACCAAGCGGCGATCATCTTCGACGAGACGGCGGCGATGGTGAAGCGGTCGCCGGAACTGCGCGATGCCCTGGAGGTGGTGGACTCGCGGAAGACGATCGTTTGTCACGCGACCGGCTCGAGCATGCGTGTCATCTCGCGTGACGCTGGTGCCGCAGAGGGTCCGTCCTACTCGTTCGTGTTTTGCGACGAGCTCCATGCGTGGCCCGACAGGAGGCTATTCGAGGCGCTCCGCTACTCGGGTCGCTCGCGTCCGCAGCCGTTGCTCGTGACGATCACGACCGCGGGGGACCGCCGCGACACGATCTGCTGGGAGCAGCACGAGTACGCGGAGCAGGTCATCGCGGACCCGAACTACGACCCCCGCTTCTACGGCAAGATTTTCGCCGCGAAAACGGACGGCAGCGACGACTACTTCGACCCGTCGGTCTGGCGTCGCGTGAACCCCGGCATGGGGATCACGATGACGGAGGAGTCATTCGCCGCGGATGCCCAGGAGGCGAGGAACAAGGCGAGCAAGCTCAACGGGTGGCTGCGGTACTCGCTCGGGGTGTGGACCGAGAGCAGCACGCGGTGGCTGGACCCGGAGAAGTGGGCCGCGTGCTCGGCGGGCCCGACGACGCCTTTCGCAGGGCGGAAGTGCATCCTCGGACTCGACCTGTCGAAGACGACCGACCTGTCGGCGATGGTCGCCCTGTACCCGTGCGAGGGCGACGAGTTCGAGGTGGACGCGATGTTCTGGAGCCCTCGCGACCTCATCATGGAACGGGAGCGAACCGACCGCCAACCGTTCCAGCACTGGGTAAATAGTGGGTTCATCACGGCGACCGACGGGAACATCATCGACCACTCGGCGATCCGCGAGTTTGTCCTGGAGTACGCGAAGACCCACAACGTCGAGCGGGTCTACATGGACTTGAACGGGGCGGTTCAGTTGGCCGTGGAACTGCAAGGGGCTGGGTTGGCCGTGGAAGGATGGTCGCAGGGCTTTCGCGGCATGAGCAGCCCGAGCAAGCGGCTCGAGTCGCTGGTCATGCAGCAGAAGATCCGCCACGGCGGCAACCCGGTCCTGTCGTGGATGGCTGGCTGCGTGACGATCGAAACGAACGCGTATGAGGACATCCGCCCTGTGAAGAAGAAATCCACGGGCCGCATCGACGGCATCGTGGCGCTCATCTTCGCCCTCGGCGGATGGGAGCAGCACCAGTTCAAGAACCAGCCCGGCGCGGAACCCTCCATCCTCTTCCTATGATCGCAGAAAACCGCATCCTGTGGCTCCCGACCTCCGAGTACGAGGGCCGTGACTGGGATTATGAGTCGGGCGGGTACGGTGCGAACCGGAACCCGTCCGGCGTGCGGGTGGATGCCGACACCGCGCTCCGCTCCACGGTAGTGCTCGCGTGCGTGCGAGTCTTGGCATCGAGCGTCGCCGGGCTTCCGCTGCACCTGTATCGGCGGCTTGATGACGGCGGCAAGGCTCGTGCGAGCGAGGTGCCGCTCTATCGCACGATTCACGAGCGGCCGAACAGCTGGCAGACTTCGTACGAGTGGCGGGAGCAGATCATGCTGCACCTGCTGCTCCACGGGAATGCGTTCGTTCAGATCACGGGCGCGGGCCCGACGCGGCAACTCATCGCGTTGCACCCGTCGCGGATGAAGGTGGAGCGGGTCGAGAGCGGCAGTCTCCGCTACGTCTACCGCGAGGCGGACGGTTCGCAGACGACCTACACGCAGTCGCAGATCATGCACCTGCGATGGCTGTCCGATGACGGCGTCAACGGCATGGTGCCGGTGGAGCTCGCCCGTGACGCGATCGGCCTGGCACGTGCGTGCGAGATCCACGGGGCGGCGTACTTCGGCAACGGTGCTCGGCCCGGCATAGTGCTCGCCACAGATAGCACGCTCTCGGCGGATGCCGCTGAGAACCTGCGGAACCAGTGGGAGAGGATGCACCGCGGTGCTGACCGCTCGCACCGCACGGCGGTGCTCCAAGGCGGCATCAAGCCGCATGAGGTGGGCGGCTCCAATATGCAGGAGTCGCAGTTCCTCGAGACGCGGCGGTTCAGCGTCGAGGAAATCTGCCGCATCTACGGCGTGCCGCCGCACCTCGTCGGCGACCTGACGCGGTCGTCGTTCTCGAATATCGAACAGCAGAGCCTCGACTTCCTGACCAACGGTCTCGTGCCGTGGCTGCGTCGAATCGAGTCGGCGATCGGTCGCGACCTCATCACGGATGACACGCTCTTTGCGGAGTTCGACACCCGCGGCATCCTGCGGGCCGACGCTGCCGGTCGGGCCAGCTACTACAACACGCTCTGGAACCTGGGCGTCGCGAGCGTCAACGAGATTCGCTCGTGGGAGAACATGAACCCGGTCGATGGCGGCGACACGCGGTTCGTTCAACTCAACATGACGACGCTCGGCAAGGCTGCTGCCGAGCCTGAGCCGGTGCCGGCGGTTGCGGAACCCATGCCCGAAAACATTTCGGCAGACGTTTCGGCACAGGCGGGCGAGCCAGCCGAAGAGCCGCAGGTCGCCGAGGTGTCGCTCAATGGAGCGCAGATCACGGGTGCCATCGCGATCGTCTCGCAGGTGACGGCGGGCGTGCTGACCAAGGACGGTGCTGCCGCGATGCTGGCGGCGGCGTTCCCGTCGTTCTCTCGCCCGCAGATCGACGCGATCCTCGCCGGGGTGGTCGAGGCGTCGCCGCCGCAGGCAGCGGACCCAGCGCAGCCGCCGCAGGCGTCGGTGGGCGATCCTGCCCCGGCGGGGTCGCCTGACGAGGAGCGTGCCGCACCCGGCACCATCGTCGAGGGCAACTGGGTCACGTTCGGCGATGGCGAGATCGGCAAGGTCGATCACGTGATGACCGAGGGCGTGCTGAATCTCGGCGACATCGAGGTGCCCGCGTCGCCCGACGATCCCGTGATGCTCGTGAGCGTGTGGCTCGGCGGCGACTTCACCGGGCAGCAGCCGGTGCTGATGGCGGACGCCGAGCTCGTCGATGAGCCCGAGGACGCTCGCGGGTGGAAGCCGAAGCGGAAGCCGGGGAGGCGGAAGCGTGGCGGCTAGATACGACCATATTGATTTCACGCCGCCGGCTGGCGTGCGTGAAGAGGCAGCGAGAGGACTGGCGTGGCGAGAAGAACACGGCCGCGGAGGCACGGCAGTAGGCGTCGCCCGCGCACGCGACCTGAGCAACGGGGTGAACATCTCACCAGAGACGGCGAAGCGGATGGCGAGCTACTTCGCCAGGCACGAGGTGGACAAGCAAGGAAAGGGCTTTAGCCCAGGCGAGGACGGCTTTCCAAGCGCCGGCCGCATCGCCTGGGCGCTTTAGCTCTGGGGCGGCGACCCCGGTCAGGCATGGGCGAGCAAGTTGACGCGGCAGATGGATGCCGCTGACGAAGACAGGAGCACAATCATGGCGAACATCGAGCGACGCGCCCTGGCGATCGACGAGGTGGAGTCGGCGGTGCCGCTCCTGGCGGTCGAGAGCCGCAGCGAAGGCGACGCCGAGCGCGAGTACATCGTCGGCTACGCGGCGAAGTTCGGCGTCAACTCGCTCGAGCTCGAAGGGTCGTTCATCGAGCGGATCGACCCTGGCGCGTTCGGCATCGTGTCCGAGCGTCGTGGCCGGCGTCGTCCGCTGGAGACGCGGGCGTTGTGGAATCACGACGCGAACTACCCGCTCGCCCGCTATCCCGGCACGCTCTCGATGAGCGTTGACGAGATCGGGCTGCGGTATGAGTTCCCGGTGCCCGACACCAGCTACGGTCGGGACATCGCGGCGAACATCCGGGCCGGGATCGTGCGTGGCTCATCGTTCTCGTTCACCGTCCCCGCCGACGGCGATTCGTGGGCCGTCGAGGAGGGGCGATCTGTGCGGACCATCACCCGCATCGACTCGCTGCTGGATGTCGGGCCGGTGACGTTCCCTGCGTACCCGGATGCCGACGTGAAGGTTGCCCAGCGGTCCTACGATGCGTTCCGTCGGCAGCGTGACGCCGCCGCGATTCGCCGTGCAGCGGCGTCGGCGAAGGCCCGCGAGATCCGCGAGTATCTGAGGCAGCATGGCCGCCAGCGGTGAGCAGTGCCCGCGGTGTCGCCAGGGTCGCCTGGGCGTCGCGTCGAGCCAGCGGTCGGGCGAGTACCAGATCCGGTACCTGCGGTGCTCGCGGTGCGGCGCGACCGACAAGCAGACCGTGCCGGCAGAAGGCGTGAGGCGGCGAAAGTTCTTTACTAACGCCGAGCCTTGAACTGCAAGGGTGGCAGTGTCGCTCCATAGGTTCGGGGTAGGTGACGCGTCCGTCGCCGCATCCCGATCACAGGAGCGCACGCCGTGGACAAGATCAAGGCACTGCTCGACGAGCTCGCCGCCGTTGTCGCCGAGATGGAGGCGATGCAGGAGGCTCCCGCCGAGGGCGACGCTGAGCCCATGAGCGAGGAGCAGGAGGCGTCGCTCCGCTCGCTGTCCGAGCGTGCCGACAAGCTCCGCAGCCGCATCGAGCTACTCCGCAGCATCGAGGCGAAGAGCCTGGAGATGCGGGCGGTGATCGAGCGTGGTGCACCGGCCAAGGCGATCGAGCAGAAGTCCACCGAGGAGTCCGCCGTGGAGAAGCGAACCGTTCCCGCGGTGCCCGTGTCGCACGGACCGCTGAAGGCGTTCCGGTCGGCCGAGTCCGCCTATCGTGCCGGCATGCACGTCAAGGGCTTTGTGTTCGGCGATGCCGAGGCTCGCCGGTGGTGCTATGACCACGGCGTCGAGAGCCGCGCTCAGGCCGGCGGAGTCAACTCGCTCGGCGGTGTGCTGACCAGCCCCGAGATGTCCACCGAGATCGTCCGGCTTGTCGAGGAATACGGCCAGTATCCGCAGTATGCCCGCCGGGTGCCTATGTCGAGCGACACGCTCGTCTACGCCCGCCGGACCAGCGGCCTCGCGGCTCGGGCTGTTGGCGAGAACGCCGAGATCACGCAGAGTGACGTGACGTTCGATAACATCGAGCTCACGGCCAAAATTTACGGCATCCTCAACAGGGTTCCCAACTCCCTGCTCGAAGACTCGATCATCGACCTCGCCGATGCGATGGCGGTCGAGACGGCTCAGGCGTTCGCGGAAGTCTTCGACGAGGCTGGCTTCATCGGTGCCGGCGAGGACAAGTACCACAAGACGCATGGCATCTGCACGAAGATTCTCCTCGCGGCTCACTCGGCGTCGGTGGTCAGTTCGACCGCCAGCACCGAGGACACGTTCGCCACGCTGACGATGAAGAACTTTACCGACTGTGTGGCGAAGCTGCCGATGTACGCCCGTCGTCAGGCGGCGTGGTACATCTCGCCGGCCGGCTGGGGCTCGGCGATGCTGCGGCTCGCGATGCTGCCCGGCGGTGCCAGCGGCCCCGGAGGCAACAGCACGAGCGACGTGGCGGCCGGTTTCGGCGAGCGCTTTTTGGGATATCCAGTGAGGCTCGTGCATGCCATGCACTCGGACCTCACCGACTCCAGCGGCAAGGTGGCGTGCTTGTTCGGCGACCTGTCGCAGGCGGCCTACTTCGGCGAGCGTCGGGTCATCACGGTCCGCACGCTGTCCGAGCGGTACGCCGAGTTCGACCAGACCGCGACGTGGGCGACGACCCGCAACGCGATCGCCGTGGCAAACCTCGGCTCGACCAGCAAGGCCGGTCCGGTCATCGCCCTGAAGTTCGGCTGAGCCTTCGACTGACTCTCAACCCTCCCCGGAGACCTGATCCGTGAATCATCTTGCAGCCACGAAGAGCGTCGTCGGCCACACAGAGAACGTGACGGCGGCTCAGACCCACACGCTGACGATCGACACGCTCGGCTACGAGTACGTGTCGCTGGATGTGTGCCAGGAGGTGTGGGCCAACGCTGGTGCCACCTCGCAGGCGTCCTACGCCGTGCTGAAGCTCGAAGAGTCGGACAACAACTCGTCTTACTCCGCTGTCGCGACTGGCGGCACGGACTTCGACCTGCCGACGCCAGCGAACACGACGAGCGACGTGGTCGTGCGGATGGACATGGACCTCCGCGGGAAGAAGCGTTACCTCAAGGTGTCAGCGACCCCGTACACGACCGGCACCGTCTACACGGTTGCCCGGCTCGGCAAGGGCGTCGAGGGCCCGGTGAGCGCCTCCGCGAAGGGCGTCAACGTCACTATCAGCAAGTGACACCTGCGGCTTGACAACGAGAGCACAGTGGACGGCGGGTGGCGAAGAGCCGCCCGCCGTTTCACTTTTGAGGGCTCACCAGTGATCGTCCAAGTCGGCGGAACGCAGGTCGAGGTGCGGTGCGAGGCGGTGTTGTCGGCTCCGCGGTTCGGGCCGCTCACCAACGTGTTCTCGTTCATCGAGAGCCTCATGCCGATTCACATCCGGCCGACGCTCGGCCAAGGTGCGTTCTGGTCGCAGGTGCTCACGCGGATGCTGGAGCAGTTCGCTCCGACGACCGAGTACATCCTGACGCTCGACTACGACACGTTCTGCACGCGCGACAACGTCGAAGCTCTGTTTGCCTTGGCGATGACCATGCAGTGCGACGCGCTCGCGCCGATGCAGTGCAAGCGGGAGGACGGGCGACCGATGCTCACGCTGCTCGACACGCTGGACAACCCGCCAGAGGGCGGCAAGAGCGAACTGCCGATGTCGTGGTTCGCCGAGCCGGTGCAGCAGGTGGATTCGGCCCACTTCGGCTGCACGCTCATCAGCACGCGGGCTCTGCGGCGGACGCTGAAGCCGTGGTTTTGGAGCAAGCCCGACGCGGATGGCGGCTGGGGCGACGGGCGGATCGACGACGATCTGTGGTTCTGGCGTCAGTTCAAGGCGAGCGGCAACCGCCTGTTCATCACGCCGCGGGTCGTCATCGGCCACGGCGAGTACGTCATCTCGTGGCCGTCGAAGGGTCTCAACGGCCCGGTGTTTCAGCACACGTCTGCATGGCAGCAGACGAAACGCCCGCCCGAAACTGCATGGAGCGTACCTCAGTGACGACAATACGAGTGCGGATGAAGCGGGCCTACGGGGCGTACAAGGCCAACGAGCTGGTCGATGTCGATGAGGGCCTCGCGGCTCGGCTGTTCGCGTGGGACTACGCCACGCGCGAGACGCAGCGGACGCTGATCGAGACGGCGTCGCTCGAGCCCGATGCGGAGCAGGCGGACGTGACGCCACGACGACGAGGGCGGCGGCATGAATGACGGCAAGCGGTTCCGCAGCCTCAAGGCGCTGACGCAGCCGGTCGTCGAGCCTGTGTCGCTCGCCGAGGCGAAGGCTCAGTGTCGCATCGACACGACCGCCGACGATGCCTACGTGGTGGCGTTGATCGCTGCCGCCCGCGAGTACGTCGAGGCGTACATGGACGAGTCGCTGATCGACCGGCAGTACGTCATGCGGCTCGATGCGTTTCCGGCCGTCATCGAGCTACCCCGGCCGCCGATGAGCCAGACCGCTGAGCGGACTGCTGTGTCGATCACCTACGTGACGGGCGAGTCGGGCGCGACGGCGACGCTGGCTGCGACCGAGTACCGCGTGGATCGCGACAGCGTGCCGGGCAGGATTCGCACGCTCTACGCCGGCTCCTGGCCGTCGCACCTACTCGACTACGGCAGCGTCACGGTGACGTGGTGGGCCGGGCGAGGCATCGACGGCACTGCCGTCTCGCAGCGGGTGAAGGCCGCGATGTTGATGCTGGTCGCCCAGTGGTATGAGCGTCGCATGGCGGCGGATGCTGCGAACCTTAGCGAGATGCCGTTCGGCGTCAGGGCGTTGCTCGACTCCGCGAAGTGGGGGTCATATACGTGAGCCTACGCGGACAGATCATCGTTGACGTGACGTTCGCCGACACGGCGAGCGCGACAGGCGTGGACACGACCAAGGCGCTGTCGCTCATCACGCGAGACGAGTACGACTCAGGCAAGGTGGCGATCATCTCGGGCACGGTCGGCACCGGCACGGTGACGATCTCGTTCGCCAGCCCGGGCTACACGGCGGCGTCCGGCTCGGCGGTGTCGTTCGCCAACGTCTCGCGGCTAGCGTTCTCAGCCGGCTCGACAACGCTCGTGCGATGCACCGGCGTCACCACGGGTAAGCCAGCCGTGCTGTCTCGTGCCGACCAGGGCTCGGTGTCGGAGGTGGGATCGACCGAGACGGCGGTCCAGATCGCGGTGGACGCAGCGTCCGGCACGTCGTCCTACACGCTGGTGCTCTATGGCTCTTGACCCGGGCCGGCTCCGTGAGCGGGTGACGGTGCAGCGGGCGACGGTCTCGCGGAACAGCATCGGCGAGAGCGTGCAGACGTGGTCCGACCTTGTTGAGCGGTGGGCCAGCGTCGAGGGACTGTCGGGCCGCGAGGTGCTTCAGTCGGGCCAGCAGCAGACCGAGGTGACGCATCGTGTGAGGATGCGGTACGTGGACGGCATGACGCACACCGACCGGCTGCTCTGGCGTGGCCGAGTGCTGGAGATTTCGTCGCTGCTGGAGCACGCCAACCGGACCGAGCACGAAATCCTCTGCGTGGAGGAGGTGTGATGGCTGCGGTCGGGATCAAACTTGAGTTGGCGACGAGCAATCTCGAAGAGCTCGGGAAGATTGCTCGCAACCTATTCGACAGGCCGGGCAATGCGGCGATGCTTGCGAAGGCGTTGGAGAAGTCGCTCACGCCGGCGTTGGAGCGTCTGAAGCGCAATACGCCGGTCGGACCTACTGGCAACCTACGGTCGGCCGCTGCAGTCAAGGTCAAGGCATACGACAAGAGCGGCAACGCCGTTGGTCTGCTGGGCTACCGCCGAGCCGGCCGCGGTGCGTCCGCCAGTGCAGCCGGCGGCAAGGTACGCAAGGGACCGGATCGGGCGTTCCATCAGTTCTGGCTCGAGCTCGGCACGAAGGACTACACGCTCACGACGATCGCGAACAAGCCGTATGCCCGCAAAAGCCACACGCGCAAGACCAAGAGCGGGACGGTCACGACGGTACAAGCGCATCAGGTCGCCCGCGGTCAGGGTGCCGTGATCGCATCGAGCTACGTCAAGCTCGGGCGGTTCGCCATGGCACAGACGCCGCGGCAGGAAGATGGGCAGCGGGTCGTGACGAACCCGCCCTACCCCGGCGCGTTCTTTCGCAAGGCGAAAAAAGGACAGGCTATCCGCATCGACGGCATGCGCCCTGGCGGCACGACCGGCAAGCCGCCGCTCGCCACGACGTGGGAGCAGTCGCAGGCCGAGGTGGCCGAGATCCTCTCTCGAGAACTGCGGCTGTCCATCGAGGCGGCCCTCCAGACGCTGATCCAGAGTGCCGACCTGGGAGTGGACTGATGCTGCAGGTGCCAGAGAAAGCCGTCGCGGACGCCCTCGTGGCCGACGTGTCGGTGAACGAGCTGCTCGGCGGGCGGATCGCCCCGGTGATTCAGGACGCCGCGACGCCGCTGCCGTTCATCAACTGGATTCGCCGCGGCGTCCAGCGGGAGGACACGCTCGCCGGCAAGACGGGTCTGGCGACGGTCACGCTCGACCTCGACATCTACGCCGCCACCTACCTCGGGGCGCGAGATTTGGCGGACCGCTGCCGCCGGAAACTGGATGGGTGGGGCACGCCGGTGCAATCATCAATAAGCATCCGGCGCGTGGCGTTGCAGAACGAATCCGACGGGCTGGTGCAACTGTCCGGCGGCGACCTCCCGCCGGTCTACGTCGTCACACAGACATACACAGTCCTCTGGCAGGAGCCCTGACGCATGTCCGCTACGCCGCATGATGGTGTGGGAACGGTCCTCAATCTGTTCGGCACTGTGTACACGGTGACGAACATCGTCATCAGCAACACCAATCCCGGCGAGGGCGAGGAGGCGACGATCCAGGTTGGGCACCTCGGCCAGACGACCGGCGAGGCGCTGGCGACGATCAGCCGCCCGCTGACGGTGCCGGCGGCTGACGGCGGCACGGGGCGTCAGGTGACGTTTGACTACCTCGGCAAGACCGTGATTCTCGACGGTGCCACTGGCACGGTGACGATCACGACCGGCGGCACGACGCTCATCAACGGCAAGGCCGCCACGGTGTCGAGCTCGACGCTGACGCTGGCGACGAACGACGCCATCCGCGGTCAGGCAACGGTCGCCGTCGCTCGGTGAGCGTAGCGGAGGGCATCCGCTATGGCGATCCGGGTATCGGGCGTATCTGTAACGTGGGGCGGCACCGCGCTCTCCAAGGTGTTTGACGCCACGCTGTCGCTCCAGCGTGGCGCGCCTGCGGCACGCACTGCGAAGTGGACGCTCGACCTCGGCGAGGTGACGCTCTCGGCGTACACGCGCGTTGCCCTGCCAGACAGTGACTATGGGCAGCGTCGTCGCCTGACCATCACGGCGCAGAACGACCAGGGCACGGCGACAACGAGCACGTTCACCGTCTTCGACGCCGACTGTGTCTACCTCGGTGCCGAGATCCGAGGCGAGGTGAATAACGTCTGGCGATTTGACCACTCTTTCAAAGTGATGGACACGGTCGGTAGTGCGACCGCGTATCCATCGTGAGGTAGTAAGACATGGCGACACTGACTCTCGAGCAGATTCTCGCGGCGAATGACATGGGGCTGCACGGCCCGATTGCGGTCCCCGAGTGGGGCGGCGAAGTGTTCATTCGCGTGATGAGCGTCGGCGAGCGCGACAGCTACGAGCGGAAGTGGATCGGCAAGAGGGAGACTGGCATCGAGAACTTCCGGGCCGAGTATCTGTCGCGGTGTCTGTGCGACGAGAGCGGCAAGCTCCTGTTCACACGCGACAAGGTCGACCTGCTCGCTGGCAAGAGCGGCGCGGTCGTTTCGCGGCTGTTCGACTTGGCCCTCAAGCACAACAACATGACGGAGGCGGATGTCGAGCAGTTGGCAAAAAACTGAATGCCTCGCCATCGCGGCGGTATCTGTTCGCGCTGGCGGGGCATCTGCACATGACGGTACGTGAGCTCTGCGAGCGGATGGACTCTCGCGAGCTCTCGGAGTGGATGGCGTATACGAGGTACTTCGTGGCGCTGCCCGACCCGTGGCTGCAGACGGGGCTACTGGCTGCGATCGCAACGGCACCGCACACCGACCCGAAAAAGGGCCCGCCGCCGACAGCATCCGACTACGTGCCGACGCTGACGCCGCCGCAGCATGAGGAGCAGGACCGGGCGGCAATCATGAAGCTCCGGGCAGAACTGGGGATTGTGGACTGATGGCGAACGTGCTCGGACTCGCGCTGAAGATTTCTGCGGATGCGTCGCAGCTCAAGCTGACGCCGGCCGAGCGTGCCATTCAGGCAATCGAGCGAGAGGCAAAGAAAGCAACTGCCGCATTCGACGCCTTCGCATCTTCAAGCGAGGCGGCTGCGGTTGCCCAGCGAGATGCTGTGCAGTCGTTCTCAGACCTGTCGAAGCAGCTGCAGAGCAATCAGATATCAGCGGCGCAGTTTTCGCAAGAGTTCAGCAACTTAGGAGCTGCCGTAGAAGCCCAGGCAGACGCGTTTGCGCGTGCGGCTGAGATCACAGAGTCCGTAGTCACTCCAGCCGAGAAGTTTGCGAGAAGAGTGGCCGAGCTCGACGAGCAATTACAGGCAGGGAGAATCACCACCGAAACATACGGTCGCGCCGTCGCAGAGGTTCGCCGCGAGTACGGCGGGTTGGATGCAAATCTCTCAAGGGTCGAGGAGCGTGCCGGGAAGATTGCCAACATCTTCGGCAGAGTAGGTGATACGTTTCGGTCTGTATCTGGCGCTGCCGAGGGCGTCGGAAACGCTGTGCGTGCCATCTCTGAAGCCGGATCCGCTGTCGTTCAGTTTGGCTTTGATGTCGCGAAGGCGACCGCTGCATTCAAGGCATTTCAGTTCGCGACCCAGAACTACAGCGTTCCGCAAGGGCTGCTTGGGATAGTCCTAAACCTCGGAAAGTTCTTGACGATATTGAAGGTCGCAGAGGTTGCTGCTTCGCAGCTTGGCGTCGATATCAGCGGCGTTGCGGACGCGGCTACAAAAGCAAGCCTCGTCTTTGCCGGGTTCAAGGTCGGCGGATTGCTCGGGCTCGACAAAGCGCTCGCTCCAACGATAGCTACTCTTGGTACCGCGCTTCCTGCGGCTCTAGCAAGGGTTGGGGTTCCACTGGCTGCGAGTAACGCAGCAGGCGCAGCGCTCTCTGCAACATTTGTTCGTCTGCTCGGCTTTTCGATCCCGGGCTTCGGGCAACTTGCTGCGGCCGTCTACACGGGCGTGAAGGCGTTTTCGTCAGCCAGAGATCGCGCGTTTGATCTCGCAGAACAGTTGCGCGAAGGAACAGTTACAGCGGATCAACTCAATGAGCAGTTTGGCCCACGCATCACGGCAAACGTGGAATCGCTTGCTAGTGCTATCACGCGAGTTGAAGAGGCGCAGTCAGGACTGAGCGGTGCCGCTCAATCGCTCTCAGATACGTTTGTCACGCCATTCCTTGGCGCATTCGCACGGCTGCAGGACGGATACGCATCTCTCATCGACGGCATATCGCCGGTAGTCTCTGGCATCGCTGACGTGATTCGTCCATTCGCGGCGGCGTTCGAGCCAGTGTTTACTGCCGTAGGCAGCATTGTTGAATTCTTTGGGCGATTGGTTTCCTCAATCGGCAGTGTCGTGGGATCGCTACTGAGCTTTACGGGTGCGCTGGTTGGATTGCCGCTCAAGACTACTGCAGCGTCGCTTTCTGTGGTATCGGATGCGTTCAGTGTGCTTCTTGATGGCATCAATCTAGCAATCGACATAGCGTTGACGCCGCTACGCAGCGCGATGGGCGCACTTACTGATCTGGTGAATGCCGCCGGCGACTCTTATGCAGCATTTGTCGCGCCAGTGAATTTGGTCCAAGGCGCTCTTGCGTCTGTCGGAGCGCTTGTCGCAGATCAGCTGCTGCCTGCGTTCCGGTTCTTTTCGGAATCCGCCGATAGGGCATCCAGAATCGTAGTTGCAGCCTTTGAGAAGGTGCGTGAATTCTTCAAGGTCTTCACTGAAGTTTTCGTCGTCCTGATCGGCGAAAATGTGTCTGCGTTTCTTGAGTTCACCGGCATCGGAGACGTGGTTGTTGCTGTTGCGGACAGGATAGGACAGGCATTCAACTCCGCATGGGAACTCGTGCAAGGTGTCGCAGGCACTGTCGGAGGACTCATTGAGCGAGTTCTCGCATTCGCGGAGGACTGGCTTGGAATCTCTAGGACGATTCAAGAGCCGGTCGTCGCCACGTTTGAGGTTGACACGGGCGACGCCATTGCGGAGCTCATCGCCGAGAACAAGGATCTCGGCAAGGTCATCGACGGCATCACGAAGAGCGTCAGCGATGCCATCAACAAGTCGGCTCAATTTGGTCAGGCCGGCTTCGATGCCGCGCTGCGGTATCAGCAGGGCATTGACGACCTCAAGGACAAACTCGCCCGCGGGTTCTTCAATGAGGAGCAGTTCCGCATTGAGGCAGAGAAGGCTCGTGTTGCCTTCCAGGGCGAGCTCGACCGCATCAGTCAAGACGCTCAACTGGACATTCAGATCAACGAGAACGCTGCACGTACGCTCGAAGGACTTCGGTCCCAGATCAACGATGTCGTCGGCGACTCTGCCCGGCTAGGGCAAGCTGGATTTGATGCCGCTCTCCAATACCAGAGCGCCATCGAGCGACTCCAGAAGCAGTTCGAGCAAGGCGTCTTCAACGAGACGACGCTCGCCGCAGAGGCGAAGAAGGCTCGCGAGGAATACGACCTGCAGGTGAAGTCGATCGAGGCTGCTGTGGCTGCACAACAGCAGCAGATCGACAACGACCGCAAGCGGATTGAGTCGCTGCTCCAGGTCAACGACGCCGCCTCGCGCATCACGGACGACATTGCCGCGGTCGATCGCGAGATTTCGCGCGTGCAGGAAGAGTTGGCGCGTGCCGAGGGCGAGTTGAATGTTGCGTCGGCAGAGGCCGCACGACGACGCATCGACGAACTTGAGCAACTACAGTCCCGTCTAGCCGACGATCTCCAGGCAGCATCCCAAGGCTTTGAGCAGGGCTTCGACAAGGCATTCGCCGCGACCGGCGCGAACTTCGCCCGCCTCGCCGAGCAGGCTGCCCAGTTTGGCGAGGCGGGAAATGCCGCAGCGGCTCGCCTACAGGAAGGCATCGCCGCCGCCCAGGAGCAGGCTCGGGACGGCATCCTCAACCGCGAGGCGTTCGAGGCCGAGGTTGCCCGCCGGCAGCAGCTGTTCGAGCAGGAGATCGAGCAGGTCAAGGCCGTCGCCGACGAGCGGAAGCGCGTCAACGACTTCGTCGATCAGCAGGGTCTGCTCGCCCGGTTCGGTGGCGACCAGCAGCGGCTGGCCGCGGCTCAGCGTGTCGCGGAGATCGAGCGAGAGATCATCCGCGTGCAGGGCGAAGTGCAGGCCGCACGGGCCGCCGGCAACCAAGAGGCTGTCAACGCGGGCATCCAGCGGCTCGGGCTGCTCGATCAGGTTGGTGCCCGCGAGCGAGACATCGCGTCTGGCCGGCAGCAACTGGAGCAGCAGATCGCCCAGCAGCGTGACCAGTACCTCCAGCAGCTATCGCAGCAGCAGGAGCAGGCCCGGCAGCAGCAGGCCGCTTTCATTGCTGAGCAGCAGAAGGTCATCGAAGCCGAGCAGCAGCGGCAGGTCGCGCGTGTCCGCGAGCTCAACACGCTTGGCGCTGGCGTCATCGGCGGTGCCGACCTCCGCACGAGCGAGGGCGCGGCCCAGTTCCTCCAGCTTGCGGCCAGCCGTCAAGACCCCGCGCTCATCGAGGCCCGGCTACAGACTCGCCGCCTGCTGGAGATTCGCAACGGCGTACTTGAGCTCATTCGCTCGTTCGGTCTGCCGATCGTCCAGATCGGCGCAGGAGTCGGCTAATGGCTATCGTCTCATCGCGTGAGTTGTTTCGCGAGAACAAGTTTCGCTTCGGCGAGTCGCGCGACCTCACTCGACGCTTCGTAATCACGCACGACGGGACGCAGCCGACCGGCAACGACCTTGTCGCCGAGCTCAACATCGACCTCGGCCACATTCACCCCGAGTACACGAACAACTACTGCATCGAGGTCGAGTACCGCGAGGGCTACGAGGACTCGCAGTATCACGGCGAGTTCATCGCGCGATACGGCACGACAGACCCGGACAATCTCAACCAGCCGACGCTACGTGCGCCGAAGTGGACGTTCACGACGCAGGGCAGCACGATCCCGGCGTTTCGCTACTTCGCAGGCGATGGCAACGCGACGCTGCTGCCGCTGACAAACAGCGCTTTTGATTTCTTCGAGGGGCTGACCGGCGATGAGGCACAGTGCAAAGTCACGATCCAGCAGAACGTCGCGACCTTCCCGAGTGCTCTGGCGATCGCGCTGACGAACTGCATCAACTCGACGGCGTGGATTGGTGGAGCCAAACACTGCTGGAAGTGCCAGGGCATCAGCGCAGAACTTAAGTTCGAAAACTGGGGCAACGCGCTGTACCGATTTTGGGACACGTCTGTCGAGTTGCTGTTTCGTCAGACAGGCTGGCCGCTGCAAATACCAGACGTGGGGTTCAACTTCATCTTGAATAGCCAGAAGCGTCGCGCGATGGTCTTCGATTTTGAAAACGCGGAATGGGTCGCGTCGCCCGGTCCTGTCGGGCTTGACGGAAACGGCGGACTGACGCTCGGTGCTCCGGCGATCCTCACGCGTCGCGTGCATCCCGAGGTGGATTTCAATTCTTACTTCGGGTCGCCTCCGGCGTGACGCATGGCTAATCCAGTCCTGTTTGACATTGCGTCAGCGACGCGTATTGCCAACGCGGTGCGGAAGGTCGAGATCGGCGACCGCAGCGAGAGGCCGCTGACGTTTGACCAGATCGTGCCGCAGCAGCAGCGGAAGACGTTTCGCATCGCCACGTTCACCGGCGCGTGGGCGATCAACGCCACGAAGACGGTCACGTTCAAGTATCAGACGAACACGCCGAATACGGCGGTCGTGACGAATCTGTTTTTCCCGGTGCCCGCGCCGGCCGGTGCGACTGACTGTGCCATCGCGAAGGACGGCACGGCTTGGTTCCTCATTGATGTGCCGCTTCAGACCGTCAGCGTCATAACAGGAGTCAGCCTGACCACGGCAGGCCTCCAGTTCACTCGGTCGAGCATCTCTGTACAGGCGTCTGCCACGCTTACGATCACGACCATCGGAACTACGGCGTGCTGATATGACGTTAGTGACGAAGGCTGGGACGTTATTGGTCAAGGACGGGGCTCTGCAGCAAGGCTGCGAGTGCTGTGCGCCGACGTTCACCTGTGGGGCATGCACCGCAATACCGTCGTCGCTTACAGCTACTATATCAAGTGCGGGCGGATACATATCAGACATGGGCTGCGTGTTTGGCAGCTCAACTCTTCTTTTGAGCCGCCCTAATTTTTTCCAAAAAGCAGCACCGAGCGGCTGTTGGAATTCCCAGACTGGGGCATTCTGCGACGAATCAATACGAACAGACCTGTGGACGAGCGGCGTCGATACAAGCGTAGGAGGTATTCTGTATAAGTCTTTCGGGCAGTGCATCGATGGCTTAGGCGCTAGAGTCAACCCCCAGATGTTCGTAGGGTGCGGAGTCGTTGCGGGACTCTTCATAAGATTTTCTTGCGGAAGGAACCCGTCGCAGCAGACTGGGTGTCCAACGGCATACGATCAAATAGGGTCTAACTTCGGAGGGTCCTTTGATACACTTCAGATAAACCTAACAATCACGTCTTGTAGTCCTTTTCTGGCGACCGGCTCGCGGGTCACTAACGGCGTGACGCTTACGGCAAGCGTCTCTGGCAACCCTCTCCCATGACCCCCTGCAACCGCTTGCACTTGGAGGCCCGCTGTCGCGAGCGTGGCTACACGCTCGACGAGGTGATGCCGTGCGTCGTCGCGCAGGACGGCGATGAGTGGACGATTGACGTTGACCACCCGGCATACCCGCGGCATCCGAAGCCGGGCTTCGCGACATCGCAGCCGGCTGCATCGCCTACGCAGCCGACCTCCGGCCCTGGCACAGAGCTCTCCCGCCTCCTCAAGCGATTCGGCATCGAGCCGACGCCAACCTGCCAGTGCCGCGCAAAAGCCGCCGAGATGGACGCCTGGGGACCGGACGAGTGCGAGCGGCCCGAACGCATCGACGAGGTGGTTGCCGTGATGCGAGCGGAGGCCGAGGCTCGTGGCCTCCCGTTCCTCGACGCCGCCGGCCGTCTGCTCGTGCGACGTGCTATCGCCAACGCCCGGCGTGCCGCCGCGAGTTGACACGTTATCCACCATGTCGGCGAGAGGGACGCCATGCCGCCGACCGACCACCACGTCACGATTGACGGCAAGCGCTGGCTGTTGCGGTTCACCCGCCTCCAGGGCGGTGCCGACGGCTGGACGATCTACGACGAGGCCCAGCCGCGGATGCTCATCGACGACCGCCTAGCTGACGGGCAGCGACTCGAGACGGTGCTCCACGAGCTCGCCCATGCCGTGCTCGGCTCGTCGATCAGCGAGCAGGCCGTGACGGAGCTCGCCCGCGTCCAGCGTCGTGTGCTCTGGCAGGTGCTGAGGTACAGGGAGGTGCCACGTGGGTAAGTCCTCAAGGCCATCGCTCACAGATGACGTGTTGGGCCGCATCGTAGTGCGCAAGCCCAGCCTGTCGTGGTTCGACCGCCTGCCGCCTGATGTGCAGGCCGAAACACTTGAGATTCGCAAACAGTTCGCGAGCGGGGCTCTGTCGGTGTCTGGGGTCGTGCTCGCCCGTGCGATGGTCGATGCGTACACGTCTCGTGGTTACTCGATGTCCAGCCCACGACAGGTGCGAGAGTGGCTCAGCGGAAAAACACTCTGACCGACGCGGTCGTTGCCGCTGCGGCGACTGCCGAGCAACTGGCGACCGATGCCGAGCTCGCGCGGCTGCGTGCCGAGGTGGCGACGCTCCGCGGTCGATACACGGCGGCACTCGGCCAGATCGACCGCGAGCGTGAACGTGCCGACGCCCTCGCCGGGCTCAAGGGCATCGAGGGTAAGCGGCCGGCGATCAAGGCGAGCAAGGGCAAGAGGCACCCGGCGACGATGGTCGTGCTGCTCTCCGACATTCACTGCGAGGAGACGGTGCGGCCCGAGACCGTCAACGGGCTCAACGCCTTCGACCTCGACGTATGCGATGCTCGCATCAACGAGTTATCTGAGCGGTTCTTCACGCTGCTCGACCACGAGCGGCAACTGTGCCGCATCGACCGCGTGTGCGTCTGGCTCGGCGGCGATCTCATCAGTGGCATGATCCACCCGGAGCTCGCCGAGGAGAACAGCCTGCATCCGCTGGCGGCACTGCGGTGGATCGGCGAGCGGCTGCGCGGATTCCTCGACGCCGTCGCGGACAACGCGAAAGAGGTGCTCGTCGTCACGTCGTGCGGCAACCACGGGCGGACGACCGAGAAACTCCGCACGAACGAGGCCGACACGTCCTACGAGCATCATCTCTACGTGACGATGGCGGCGGCTGAGCAACGGAAAAACGTCGCGTGGCAAATTGGCGAGGGGCACCTGAACTACGTCGATCTCGACGGGTTCGCGATCCGCTTCATGCACGGGCACGCCGTGCGATTCCAGGGCGGCATCGGCGGCATCCACGTGCCGCTCAACAAGGCGATCGCCGCGTGGGACTCGACGCGTCGTGCGGACCTCACGTGCCTCGGGCACTGGCACCAGTTCTCGTGGTCGCGATCTGGCCGCTACGTGACCAACGGGAGCGTGATTGGACCGTCCGCCTACAGTGTGCGAATCAAAGCCAGCTACGAGCCACCTTGTCAGGCGGCGTTCGTCGTCGATCACCATCGGCGCGAGGTGACGCGGGCGTATCCGGTGTTTTGTGATCGAGACTTGAGGAGCAAGCATCAGTGACGACTACAGCGACGCTCGAGGAATCCAACGCCGCGCTACGATCTGCAGTAGAGACGCGGCTCTCCGGCAAGACGACGGTCGAGATGAGCCCGATGGTGGCGAGCCTGCACGGGTGCAAGCCGGCGCTCGAAGCGGCGACGGCGGCGCTCAGTGGCGGATGCTGCGAGGGTGCGAAGCCTCGTTGCCACGAGGAATCGTCAACGTACTCAGAGTGGACGCCGCCCGACTACTCGCGACGAGAGGAGGCGGTTGCCGGGTTCAAGCGGCTTGTGGAGGACGCACGGCCCGCACGCGAGGCGAGGGCGGCACGGGCCAGCGTCCACCCGTCGAGCCAGGCGTTCTACGACGCGTGCGATTCGCTCAAGGCGATGCACCGGGCGAAGAGTGCCGACTACGGCTCGGCTCACGATCCGCTGGCGAACATCCGCAACGGTGCCGAGTTTGTCGGCGTCGAGCCGTGGCGTGCCGCGATGGTGCGACTCAGTGACAAGGTCACGAGGCTCGCCACATACAACCGCACGGGCACGCTGCTACATGAGGGCGTTGACGACACGCTGCTCGACCTCGCCAGCTATGCCCTGCTGTGCCTCGTGCTGCACCGGGAGTCGCGGCGTGACTGACCGAGTCGAGCTCACCGAGGACGACGTGGCGAGGATCATGGACCGCATGATGCGGGCCCGCGAGGCTCGCTCGCGACAGGCGGCGTCGCTCGCTGAAGATGT